CTTTTTATTATAACATAAAATACAAAAAAGCTAAAACTGCGATAGTAAGTAAAAGTTGAATAATAACTACAAATGCTATAGTTGTAATATTAACTTGAATACTTCGTTGAATTTTATATTGAGCCTCTAAATAGTCTTTTTCAGTAAAATCATTTTTTTCCATAAGTAATACCTCGAATTTATTATTTTATATTTCTGAATCATCAGTATAAGATTTAATTATACGTGATTTCCTGAAATAATAGTAGGGAACTTGTAGGGCAATGAAGAAAAGCCAGACAAAAGAAGAATTGTTTTTTTGTGAATTATACATAAAAAACATAATTATAAAAAAGAAAGATAACCATAGAACGTGCTTTCGCATTTTAGCAACTTCTTGTCGTATATCGTGTTTAAGTCGCTGTCTTAAAAGATTTCTTGTTTCAATAGCTAAAGCTTCTTTTTGTGTATTTTCTTCATACATACTTGAAGCTTTTTGTTGGATCTCTTTTGACGCAAAGCTTTTATTTTCTTCAATTTCAATATTATTATTTAGAGGTTCTATTATTTTCTTGTCCATAATTTTATTATACATTAAGAATAAGCTTATTTCAATAAATTGAAATAAGGAGTTATCACTTAACGAGTTAAGGTGATAACTGTTATATTTTTATGTGTAATTTTTGGCGTTTAAAGTGATTTTCAATTTTATTTACATATTTTGAAAAGCTGAAATATGATGAATCTTTCGGAATTATGTATATATCGTGATAATCATGTTTGGCGGTTAGGAATTGTTCAGGTATTTTTTGAGATTCTGAAATAAAGTTTGGTATAATTTCAGGGGTTTTAAGATTTCGACTTGCCCAGTAGCGTTTAGCGTTTTTATCTTGAATAAGTTCTTTTGTAATATATTTTTTGATATAGCTTGACATCTTCGTTTTATCTTTAATAGGAGCTATTTCTGATCGCCCAAGCTTATATCTTGTAATGAATTTGCGATCTTTTTCTTTTTTGGTTTTTTTAAGTTCAGATACGGTGATATATTTGTTTTTTCGAGTATAAAAGCCTTCTGTTTCGTTTTGATAGTCTTCGAGTAGAGCGTGGAAGTGCCAAGCACCGTTTTTGTGCCGTTCTGGAACGATTAGATAGCGGAATTTTCGACCGTGTCGCCTTAAATGGTTGAGTTGTTCGGTTTTAAGCCAATTTTTGAGTAGGGAAGACATCTTTTGAAAGTCGTGGCGGTTTTCTTCGCTTTTAACTTTAGGGTTCGAAGGATCGAAAGTGAATGTTGCGAAATGCGAGAAGTTATTACACAACACATAGTCTGATATTTTGGTTTTCGTGCGGTTGATCGACTTTTGTAGATAATCTTGTTCTTCGGCATTTTCTTCATTTACAAGGAAAGCAGAAGTGCCACGATCTGAAAAATTAGTGAAAACAACAGGCCGGTGATATTTGATAATTTTGATTGAATCGGGGTATATTTTAGCATATGAGCATATTTCTTTAAATTTGATCTCCTTATTAGATTCAAAGATCGACTTCAAAAGGTTTGAGGTTTGAGAGCACAAAGCTTGCATATAAATAATCTCCTTAAATTAGCGTTTTGTGTGTTAAGTGTGGCTCTTGACAAGGGTTGCCCCAAGGGGCAACGCCCCGCCACAATTACGCGATTTGTTCGCGTTTGACATTGAAATGATGTTTAATTTCGAAATCTGAACAGTATTGATAAACTGATAAGTGAGTATCATTGAGATAACTTACAGTTTGAATTGTCATATGTTTTTGAATTTTGTCTAAGGTATCGAATTTTTGTTTAATAATTAAAAGTGCAGTTTTTGCGTCTTTTTTAGTTCTGTAATGAGCGAGGGGTGTTCTATTATGATATAGTGTGTATTGAAATTTACGAGTAATTTTAAGTTCGTATAACATATTTTCTCCTTTAAATAATAATTTTAGTGGCTTTCGTGCTCGCGTCAGCGACTTGCGGACGCACGAAAGCCTTTCTTTTTCTTCTGTTCTAAATTGATAACCTGAAAATCTTCAAATTCGGCTTTTCCTGATACGACTTTCTGTAGAGTGTCATACATATTTCGTAATTTTTCAGAGTGAAAGAAAAAGCCCATTTTAATTGCGTGTCCGATAAGTTGCCCTGAGTAATCAGTTGTGAGTTTATGCGCATCATATACTTTATTAACAGTGAATATATTGCCGTGAGTAGAACACATAACTAAATAATTTGCCTGTTCTCTAAACGGTTTTGCCATACGCAAGAATAACTGGGAAGTGCCAATAATAGCTTTACGCTGTTTGCGCTGTTGTGAAATTTCGGTAAAAATATAAGGCGGTATATCTTTAGATTCAAGCGCATTAAAATATGTGTGTATTTCATCTATTAAGTAGATAACGCCGTATTTGTTGTTATTAACTTCAACCAATAAACGGTGCAAATCATCGTGATTTTTGAAAGTTATAATTTTGTTCGGTAAATCAGAATTAAACTCTAAATTCGTGACTAAAATTGCTTTTGGATAACGAACCATAAGATTATAAACGTGCTTTACGGCTGATAGTGTTTTTCCTGAACCTTGCCAACCGCAATAAACGGTAAGACCAGATGCGCGAAAAAGCTCTTTATCTTTTGAATCTATATAATTTTGCTTGATAGAATCAATATGCGGTTTTGCCTCTTTTTTAATGAATGATAGATAAGACATTTAATGACCACCCCCTGCAATATGTGTTTTATGCAAAATCCACCAAAGAATACTTAAGCCAAATTCAGAAACAACTAAAACAGTATTTAATGTAAGCGGTAAAATAATAATCCAAGATCCGCCAGCAATATAAGAAAGAATACCAACACCAGCTGAAAGAGATTCAAAAATAATAGAAACAGAATTAAAAGCGTTTAAAATATCTTTAACTGGTAAAGCTGAGATAACAACAATGGCAGGAGATATTAAAATATTAAAAATCTCTATAAAACCCTGTAAAAGTAAATTCCAAATCATTAATCTTCTCCCTCTCTTTGCCACATATACCGCGTACCAAATAATACAGAAATAAACTTAACAATTCTATCAATAGTAATCCAAACCATAGCAAAAATAATTAAGGCTCTTGCAATATTAATAAGAAGTGAAGGGACACTACAAACTGAAAGCACAAGGCCACCAACACCAAAGCTACATGTAGAATTTCCACTAACTCTGTTACTAAAAGTTCTTGAAAAATTAAATATTGAGCTTACTTCTGGTGAAGAATTTTTAATTTTATTTGAAAAACTATCAATTTGCTCTTTAGAAACATTAGAATCTAAAACAAATAGCCACTTAAAAAACTTTCCTAACTCTTCAAATAACTTAACAAAGAAATTAGAGAGAAAATCCCAAATATTTCTAACTGAATCGATTAAACCGACAAATAAGCTCTTAATGCCATTTATAATGTTATCTGTAATAGATAATACTGCTTTTTGAGTCCTTACGATTGAGTCTATCATAGGCTGAAAAAATGCTTTTATACCGCCCAAAATATCGAAACCGCCCACACTATTATTGCTATTATTCCCATTATTACTGTTACTTGAACTTCCGCCTACTGGATCAAGCAAAAATCCACCTTCATTTAAATTCCAAGTATTAGATTTTAAAGTAGTTCCGCCAAGTAACGTGAAACCTTTTTTAAAATCTGCATCTGTAAAGCTTTCAATTTCTACAAAATTATTATAATCATAAGAATGATTAACATATGCATAAGTAGATTCTTGAGTTTCACGATCATAATCGCTTAAAGTATAACCAGATGCTTTAACTTTAATTTTAAAACTTCCTGCTTCTTGAACCATATATAAACCACAGTCTGCTACATCTTTATAATTATCATACTTATTTTCACAGATATATGAAATAAGTTTTATATTTCTTCTTAAAGCATGATTTCTCAAGTCCGACCTTTTCCATTACTGCTTCTATTTCTTCTTTTCCTATTAACCCCTTTATATCTGCTAGCATTTTTAAATTATCGTATCCTGATAATGATGGAATAAAGCCTGGATTTTCAATCAGAACTCCTACACTGTCAGGAAATGTCACATCTTTTCCTATATGCTTTCCGCTAACCCTTACCAGTCCCTCAGTAGGCTGTATTAAACCACAAATAGCACGAAGCAGCATAGTCTTTCCACTGCCGTTCTTACCTTTTATTCCATAAATTTTCCCTTTATCCATTTCCAAGGAAACATCATCCAATACTTTGTTTTTATCAATTATCTTTGTTAAAGCTTCTATTTCTACATACATCTTAGATTCCCTCCTGTTCTTTGCCATAAATATCCAGTTTGTTAAAATATCTGTACCCCAAGACTCCACATAAGAATAAAAC